GAATACATCATTATGTAGATTATACACCATTTAAACATAATAAGTTAATACGTAAAGCAGATATTGATTGGGATAAGTTAAAACCAAATAATTATGGTATGAAAATTAAAAAATTAAAAAATGGACAAAAGTAGACACATAAAAAAGGAATCAATGTTAAAAGCATTAGAGAACAGTTTAGGTATTGTTACAGTAGCTTGTAGGAATGCAGAGATACCAAGAAGTACATTTTATAAATGGATAAATGAAGATGAGGATTTTGCTAAAAAAGTATTGGATATTGAAAACATTGCTCTTGATTTTGCTGAAAGTCAATTACACACACAAATAAGAGACAATAATACATCAGCCACTATTTTTTATTTAAAAACAAAAGGTAAAAAAAGAGGTTATATTGAAAGACAAGAAATTACAGGAGCAGATGGTATGCCTACTAACTTCCAAATTGAAATAATTGACAAAACCGAAGATACAGACTAATGTTGTTTATAAGCACTTAGTAAAAAGTAATAAAAAAATTGTTGTTGAGCAAGGTGGTACTCGTAGTGGTAAAACCTACAATATACTTTTATTTATTATATTCCATTATTGCACTAATAATACAGGTAAAATTATAACCATATGTCGTAAAACATTTCCAAGTTTACGAGCAACAGTATTAAGAGATTTTTTACAAATATTAAATCATTACGAAATATATAGAGATGAATACCATAATAAAAGTAGTAGTGAATATAATTTATTTGGAAACTTAATAGAATTTACATCCCTTGACCAGTCACAAAAGATTAGAGGTCGTAAAAGGGATTTACTATTTATAAATGAGGGTAATGAATTATATTGGGAGGATTGGCAACAATTAATATTTAGAACACAAGAACGTATTATACTTGACTTTAACCCATCTGATGAATACCATTGGATTTATGACAATGTTATAACAAGGGAAGATTGTGACTTTTATAAAACAACATATTTAGACAATCCATTTTTAGAGGATATTATTAAAGAAGAAATAGAAAGGTTAAAAGAAACAGATGACCAATATTGGCAAATTTATGGTTTAGGGGAAAGAGCAACAAGTATAAATACTATATTCAAATATTCAGAGGTTAATAAAATACCAGAGGATGCTAAATTAATAGCTTATGGAATGGACTTTGGTTATAGTAATGACCCTACAACGCTTGTAAGCGTGTTTGTTATGGAGCATAACTTATATATTAATGAGCATTTATACAGAACGCAAATGACAACGCAAGACATAAATGTATTTTTAAGAGAACAAAATCTATTAAGTAATCCAATATATGCTGATAGTGCAGAGCCAAGACTTATAGCAGAACTACGAAGAATGGGACATAATATATTCCCAAGTTTAAAAGGCAAGGATTCAGTAAATGCAGGTATTGATTTATTAAAGAGATATAAATTACACATTACAGCTAATAGTAATAATGCAATACAAGAGTTCAGGAATTATAAATGGAAAGAGGACAGAAGTGGTAAATTAATTAATGTACCTGAAGATAAACATAATCATATTATTGACCCCTGTCGTTATGCTACCTACTCTATATTATCACGACCTAATTTTGGTAAATATGCAATACGTTAAAAATTGTAAAAAGTGTAATAATGAATACACTTACATAGGTTCTGCACAAAATGGCTATATGTGGTTATGTAAAAAATGTAACCATATAGAATGGGCACCAGATAAAATAAATTAAATATATTTTCGTATTAAATATATTATATATATATTTGTTATATAATAATAAAACAAACAATATGAAAAAATTAAATCCTATACAAGCACAATACATAAAAGATTGTGAGTTATTACAAGCATTAAATTTACCTACAGATTTATTTGATGAATTATATTTACAAAACTATAAAAATAAAAAATAAACAAAATGAAACTTACATTCGAAGAAAACTCAGCTTTAATAGATGTAGAATCAACATTAAAAATGTTAGCTACTGCAGATAATTTAAGACCATACCAAAAAGAATGGGTCGTAAAATCTTATAAAAACATAACTAACTTTAGGTATCAAAATTCATAATATTATGATGGAGTTAATTTATAAAAAACATCAAAAATGGATAGAAATTGTTGAATCATTTGGTGTAAATAATGAACAAGCTAAAGATATTGTAAGCCATATGTATTTAAAAGCTTACCAATTAATAAGCAAAGGTTTAGATATATCTTTTAATGATGGTGTAAATTATTATTATATATATAAAATTTTAAAAAGCTGTTATATTGATAATTATAGGAAATATAAAAAAATAGAAATGTTAACATTACGACTTAATAAAAATGGTAATGTAATAGCTCTAAACAAAGAGGGTAGTAAATATTTAAATGTAATACCAACACAATTAATTGCAAAAAAAACAATAGATTATAATGGTTTGCAAAAAAAATTTAAATTTATATTAGATAATTTTAAAAAAACAAATAATAATTTATATAAAAAAAATAAACATTATAAAATATTTAATGATTTACATAATCAACAAAAAATTAATATAAAAGAATATTCAGAAAAAAATAATATAAATTATCATCAAGTTTATTCAAGTTATAATAAAACAAAAAATTTAATTAAAAAAGAATTAATAAAACAATTATGACACAAAAAGAAAAAATAAAATATTTAGAAAAGCAATTAGAAATTGCTAAAAAACATACATACGTTTATGATACTACTTCACTACATTGTAACGATGGCGAATTTTATATGTATTATGGAGAGGATAAATGTGTTGTTTTTGATGTTGAGCAATTATTTAAAGATTTACCATTTATGATAACACAAGTAGTAAAAGAACAAGCTAAAATGCAAGATTGGCATTTAGAAAGATTAACCGAATCATTAAAAGAAATATAATGGAATTAATATCAGATTGTTGTGGAGCAAATCCATACTTAAATATAGAAACAGGAATATGTGGAGATTGTAAAGAACATTGTGAATTTATAAATATAGATTATGAAAGTTAATAGAACATATAAAATAATAAGACCAATGAGAAAATTTGGTAATTTAATAAAAGATATATTATATCCACAAAAGTCAAATCATTTTTGGATAAGAGTTAAAGAGGTAGCAAAAAATAAAAAAGAAAAAGAGGAGCAAATGTTTGCTATAATAGAACTATTAAATAACAGAATAGAAATAAATGGACAAGATACAGAATACTAAAGATTTAGCATTTTATAATAATTCAATATTATTTACAGAGCTTTTAAACAAAAAGGTAAATAACAATATAGATGATGAGGAATTAAAATTAATGCAAACATTATTAATTGATATATTTTTTTATGTAAATAACTTACAAACACATTTAGCAAATTGTAAAGTAGCTAATAGTAAATACAGAGAACAACGAAATGAAGCATTACTTATAGCTGATGAATTAAGAGATGAAATTGAATGGAATGAAAATAATGTTATATAATTTTTTAGTTTAATATATATTTTGTATATTTGTTATATATTAATAATTAAAACAAATAAAATGAAAAAGAACTTAATATTTTACAAACACAAATTATTTCAACACACAGATGACAGAGATGACACTTGGTACGAATTAGCATATTATACAAATTATGGTACTAAGAATCAAGAAATGGAATTTAAAAGTTTTAACACTTTAAAAGAAGCAGAAAAATTTATTAAATTTCAAGAAAACTTAATTAACTATAAAGAATTTATATAATGTACAGAAAATTCCTAAAACAAGACCCTAACAACTAGAAATGGTTAATTGCTATACACGTTGTTTTATATACTATATGTTTAATTTTAATGATAGATTTATAATGAATAACATATCAAATACAATAGAGGTAGAATACGAACACTTTTTATTAGAGGTTGATTATGATTGGAGAAAAGGTAATGCAGGGGATTATTATAATCCACCAGAACCAAATCAAACAGACATAAAAAAAGTTTATGTAATAGGACATATTAATGATGATGGTAATATAGAATACTTAGATACAAAAGCAAAATTACTTATGGATTCAGAAGTAAAAGATTTAATAATGGAAGAAATAGAATATGATGTAGAAAATTGGATGTAAAAATTAGGTTTGTTTGTTTGGAAATTAGGGGTTAGAAATAGCCTCTTTTTTTTTGTAATAAAATCGTACTTTAATTTCGTTATATAAGTATGGAAATAAATATTACTATACCAACACAGTTAAAAGACATAACATTAGGGCAGTATAAAAAGTTTATTAAAATACAAGAAGGTATTGAAAACACTACCTTTTTACAATTAAAAATTATTGAAATATTTTGTAAGGTTGATTTAAAGGTAGCTAAAGCTATGCGATATAATGATGTTGAGCAAATTACATCAGATATACTTAACTTATTTACCAAAACACCTAATCTTGTTACTACATTTAAAATGAATGGTATTGAATATGGATTTGTACCAAATTTAGATGATATGACATTAGGAGAATATATTGACCTTGATACATATGCAGGAGATTATGAAAGCATAGAGGTTGCTATGAATGTTTTATACAGACCAGTAATAACTAAAGTAAAACATAAGTACATAATAGAGGATTACAATCCAGATACAAAAGAACAAATGTTAAATATGCCAATGGATGCAGTAATTTCTTCAATGTTTTTTTTTCTGAATTTAGGAATAGAATTATCGAATATTATCCTGAGCTCTTCGGAGGCGAAGAACAATCTACAACAAGTAGACTTGGTCAATTTTCAGCAAAGTATGGATGGTATCAGTCAATTTATGCCTTATCTAAAGGAGACATTACAAAACTTAAACATATCACTAAATTAAAATTTCAAGAATGTTTTTTAATATTAGCATTTATGAAAGATAAAAATCAGTTAGAAGCTGAACAACTAAAAAAACAATTTAAATGAGCCAACAAGGAATAAGAGGATTTTATCAATTAACACAAACAATTAAAGAAACATTACTTGCAGATATAAATTGCAATACAGTAACAACAGGAGATATTTATGATGTTAATTTAAATAAACAAGATATTTTTCCACTTGCACATATTATAGTAAATAATGTATTACAACAAGAGCAAACATTAACTTTTAATATAAGTATAATTGCTATGGATATTGTTGAACAATCTAAAAGTATAACAACAGATAAATTTACAGGTAATAATAACGAACAAAATATATTAAATACACAATTAGCTGTATTAAATAAAGTAATACAAAAATTAAGAATGGGTAATTTATATACAGATAAATACCAATTAGATACAGATGTTAATTGCGAACCATTTTACGATAGGTTTGAAAACCAATTAGCAGGTTGGACAGCAACAATGGATATAATGATTGATAATGATATAAGAATTTGCTAATGACAAATAACGAATTAAATAAAACATTAAAAGCATTTGGTAAATATGTTGTTGACGAATCAAAAGCTAATCTTGAAAAAGATGGTAAAGGTGGTGGAGAGTTATATAATTCAGTAAGTTATAATTTAATACAAGAAGCTAATGCTTTTTTATTAGAGTTCTTAATGGAGGACTATGGTATATTTCAAGACAAAGGTGTAAAAGGTGCAGACCCAGAGAATATAAGTCCTAATAGTAAAATAAGAGGACAACAAGCACCTAACTCACCATATAGGTTTGGGTCAGGAAGTAAAAGAGGAACATTTAAAACATTTGCAGCTAAAATGGCTGAATTTGCAAAAAATAAAAATATAAGATTTAGAATACCAAAAGGACAAAAAGGTGCAGGTCAATTTAAAACAGGTAACTATAAAAGTATGGGATATGTAATTGCTAAAAACATTTACAATAGAGGTTTAAAACCATCATACTTTTTTACAAAACCATTTGAACAAGCATTTGCTAATTTACCTGATGATTTATTAAATCAATTTGCAATAGATGTAGAAAATCAATTAACATTAGGAATAAAAAAATAAAAAATGGCAGCAATAGCATTAAGAAGTCCACAATATAAATACGCAGCAGCAGGCACAGGAGCAAATTCTGCTAAACTAATTATTAGTATTGATGGAACTATACAATATACATTAGTAAAAGGCACAACAGCAGGAGCAAATATGCTTTGGGAAATAGCAGAACTATGTAGAGATTTTATAAACATAACTTATGATGGTAGTTATACTGCTGAAACTTTAGCTATTATATCTACTTTAACTTCACACGCTTCAACAGATGGAAGTGGAACAGCTTTAACAACATCAACAATAACAGATGTAGGTTACGATGGTTATGGAACTTTTATGGAGGGTTCAAATCCAACAGTTCCTTTTGGCTCAAGACCAACTTGGTTAATAAGTGGAGACCCTAATCATACCACAGTTAATAATGAGTATTATATTTATGTACCTAACTCTACAGCAGGTTCAGTTCCTTATATTAATGCTAATGAGACTATGGGATATCAAAGTTATGGTGCTACAGCTTTAGATATTGTAGGAAGTCCCGCAGGTGTTAAAATGAATATAATAAGAATTGATTGTACTAAATATGGCAACGGTCATAAAATTACATTTGTAAATAAGTTTGGGGCATTACAAGACTTATGGTTCTTTTTAAAATCTGTAAACACTACTACAAAAAAACAAGAGCAATTTCAAAGAGTTGTTACAAATACAGCAGGGGTTTATAGTCCTTATGTACATACTAAACAAGATTATAATACAGTAGCAAATACAAGCATAACTTTAAGTAGTGGCTATTATCCTGAATGGGCAAATCAATGGTTTGAACAATTACTATTGTCAGAACAAGTGTGGTTAACAAGACTTGACCCTACTAATCCTAATTCAACACAATATGTTCCTGTCAATGTTAAAAAAAATAGTATGGTTAAAAAGACTTCACTAAACGACAAACTAATAGATTACACATTTGATTTTGATATGTCATTTGATTACATAAACAACATTAGATAATGCAGAAACTACAACTATATATT